GATGCAGAACGTGCCAATTACCAAAAATGGAGCAGGCGCGGTATCAATTAACGCCCTTGAAGTAACTTAAATTCGACTGATCCTTCAATTTTTCTGTAGAAAATCGCGATATATCCATTGAAAAAAATGCTGATCCCATTGCGCCCTTCCATATTTTTGACATTATATAAAGGCTTCCATCCTTCTTTGTATATGCCCGTAAAATCGGATTGCCAGCAAAATGGCTCTCCACCAAACCCAGAAAAAACAGTTTGGTCTTTATGTTTTTTAGACATTTTCTCGAAAAAATTATTTAACTTTTTAAAGTCCTCTGGCGTTAAATCCTCAACGTCCCCATATTCTAATGGCCATTGTTCGCTATCTAGGTGACTACTTGTTATAAATTTCTTTTTGGGATCGCAAAACAAATATTCACCTATAATTTCTTTATCATCATAGTCATACGAAATAGTTTCGTATTTAGATGTATCCACATAATCATCAATTATTTCATCCTGCTTCAGATCGAGCAAATAAATAATTCTTACAGTGCATTCACAGTCATTTCCACACCAAACTTGCAGGATCATTTCTGGGAATTCATCTATAAAATCTAAGTCAAGATCCGCTAAATTTAGCTGACAGACCGGAGCCATGGGGCCTTCGTCATCGCATGGCCAAGGGTAAAATTTGGTTGTAACTGGAAATCCTGAAATCATTGATTTCATGCGTTCAATCTTCTTATTTTTATTTATTGGCTTTGTTTTTTCTTTGGCGTGCCATAGCGAAGATGCGAAAATATAATCTATATCACTATTAAATTTATCTGGAAAATGCTTCTTTATATCTGACATTATTTTAACGTCTTGTAGAGATTCTCTTTTTTCATATTTGGCCAATGCACTGCTCGCCCACGCAGGATTCAAGCCTGAAACCCAATCAATCAGAGATGCATTTTTTTGTTTTTCCTCATCATCCATTGGAATTCTCCTTTGCATTAGGCGTTTCGCCACAATTTTCACATCGACCTTGGACTGATACGAATCGTTCTCAGTTTGCCGACGCGGAATGGGTTTTGCAAAGTCATTACGACAATGTTGCATGAACGCGAGGCGGGTATCGTTCAGTCTATCCAATAGCTGTAGCGCGGCGACAGCGGCGCGCGGGCCTCCTTCTACCAGCAGATGCTGAGCAATGGCGTGATGACCATCAACGAGGTTCGCGCGCTGGAAAACCTGCCGCCGGTCGAAGGCGGCGACGTCCCACGCATGCAGATGCAGAACGTGCCTATCACGCTGGCTGGCAAAGCACCTGCGAAGCTGCGGCCTGCAGATCCCGGAGCAAGTCCATGAACCATCTCGACTTCGTCCTCGAGACCAAGGCCGTCACAGAAGATGGCCAGATCGAGGGGCTAGCGGCCGGTTACGGCAACGTCGATGCCGGTGGCGATGTGGTGATGCCCGGCGCGCTCGCCCGGTCGCTAACGGCCCGCAAGTCTATTCCGATGTTGATGTATCATGATCAGACGCGCCCTGCCGGTGTCTGGACCGATTTTGCCGAAAGCCCCGGCGGGCTGATCGTCAAAGGCCAGATCTCGATGTCATCGCAGATCGGCCGTGAAGCCTATGGGCTGGTGCGCGACGGCGCGATTGGCGGCCTGTCGATTGGCTACCGCACGGTCCGCGAACAACAGGTGGGCAAGACACGCCAGCTGATTGAGTTGGCTCTTTACGAGGTGAGCCTGGTCACCATTCCGATGAATGAGCGTGCGGTGATCACCGCAGTGAAGTCGATCATCGAGCATGGCCAATTGCCAACGCTCCGAGAATTTGAAGATTTCCTGCGTGAGGCAGGGTTCTCCAAAAGCCAGGCCACCGCAATTGCGGGCAAAGGTCTAGCGCCGCTGTTCCGGAGTGAGTCTGGCAGCACCCCATCCGACTTCCTGTCGGCCTTGAAAGCGCAAATCGGCGCCTGACCCCACTCCCACACAGGATATAATCATGAGCGATCAGAAGACCGCCGAGCAGCTTGCCGGCGAAGTGAAAGGCGTGCTCGATGCACGCTTTGGTGAAGTCAAATCGAGCCTTGAGGCGAAGCAAGCTGAGCTGCGAGGCGTTCTTGATGCCCGTCACATCGAGATCAAATCCGACCTTGAGGGAAAGCATGACAAGGTGAAGGCGCTTGCTGAGGAAGCGCTGGGCAAAGCGCAGCGCGGGGAAGACCTCTCTAATGCGACGAAGGAACTGGCTGACGAGGCGCTGACTGCTCTCAATGAAGCCAAAGCGCGTCTCGACGAGGTAGAGCAGAAGCTCGCCCGCCGCGTGGCAGACGATGCTTCGCCAGAGTTCAAGACGATCGGCGAGAAGGTCTTAGCGGACGAAGCCATCAAGGCTTTCCTTGGCAACAACACGGTTCGCGGCCGCGCCAGCGTGGAGGTCAAAGCGATCATCTCGGCTCTCACCACCGATGCGAATGGTTCTGCCGGTGACATGATCGTTGCCGACCGCGCCCCTGGCATCATCACGCCAGGCCAGCGCCGCCTGACCGTGCGAGATCTCCTGACTCCAGGGCGGACGTCGAGCAATTCGGTGCAATATGTGAAGGAGACGGGCTACGCTAACGCGGCCGCTACGGTCTCCGAAACGACGGGCCCGACCAAGCCGCAATCCGACATCAAGTTCGATGTCCTGACCAGCAATGTGACGACCATCGCCCACTGGGTTCTGGCCACCCGCCAGATCCTTGACGATGTGCCAATGCTCCAGTCCTACATCGATGGACGCCTGCGCTACGGCCTGGCGCTGGTTGAGGAAAACCAGCTGCTAAACGGCAGCGGCACGGGTACGGATCTGGCCGGTATCTATACCCAGGCAACCGCGTTCACACCGCCGATCACCATCCCGGCGACGGTAACCCGGATCGACGTGCTACGTCTCGCTATGCTGCAAACGGCTCTGTCCGAGCTCATGGCAACGGGCGTGGTGCTTCATCCGGCCGACTGGGCCGCGATCGAACTCCTGAAGGACAGCCAAGGCCGTTTCATCGTCGGTAACCCGCAAGGTACGATCACGCCGACGCTTTGGGGTCAACCGGTGGTTGCAACCCAGTCGATGGCGACTGGCAAGTTCCTGACCGGCGCCTTCCTGCTCGGCGCGCAGATCTTCGACCGAATGGACGCGGTGGTCGAGATCTCGACTGAGGATGATCAGAACTTCCGCAAGAACCTGGTGACGGTGCTTGCCGAAGAGCGTCTCGCCCTCGCGGTCTATCGCCCCGAGGCCTTCGTGAAGGGTGACTTCACAGCGGCTGCAACAGCGGCGACCAAGGTCTGATGATCAGGAAGGGCTGGCCTGTGGGTCAGCCCTTCTTCTTTACACCGAAAGGTTCGGGGGTTCGAAACCCTCCGCGCCCACCATCCGTGAAGTGTCTGATATTGTGAAAAATAGCCGGAATCAAATGAATCACAATTATCTTGCCAAACTGGTTTGTGGTTCGACAGCGATGAGCGAGCGGAGAACGTGATGCGCAGCCAAAGCGCCGCCTGATGTGGAGGCGGCGCTGATTGAGCGCGGTGCGGTTATTGCGACGTGCGAGGCGCGGCGGGCGGCTCTCGTAGCGGTCTGGCCGCGCTAACAATCAGATCAGATCGTCAACGGCCACGCCTAGAGCATCGGCCAGCTTCTTTAGCGTCCCAAGTGAGCCTTGCTTTCGGCCTGTTTCGATCTCGGCAATGCTCACGCGATGAACGCCGGACTTTTCCGCCAGCGCAATCTGCGTAAGGCGGCGCAGATCACGATAGACGGCAAGGGGATTTTCGCCTGCAATCAGTCGGTCGGCAAACGCAGCCGGGATCAATTCCTCATCGCCAGAGGAAAGCGCAGCGGTGGCGCGGTCAAAGGCGATAATGTCCGACAGGCTTTCAGCCGCCTCAAGCAGAGACTGGTATTCAGCCTTCGGGATAGTGATCATCTGGTTCATATAATCCTCCCAAGGGGTCAAAGGTCATACACGCTGCCTCTGGGGCCAATCTCCAAAACGGCCAGAACGTTCCCCTGATCGTCCATGATAACCCGCCAGTTTCCAACACGAAGGCGCAGCCCCGTCCGGCCTTGCAGGGTTTTCATGTTGTTCGCCATTGCATCAGGATTGGCAGCATAGGCTTCAATCTTTGATTTGATCAGTTTGGCGGTCGGCACCGGCATCCGCCGAAGGGCTTTGATGGCTGCCTTGGTGTAGCTGATCGCTTTCATGTTGGTAGCTTTAAGCTACATACGCAGCATGGTCAACAGAAATGTAGCGGAAAGCGACACATGAAGTGGGCGCTGCGGGACGCTGAACAAACGTCGACACATGTCCAAGCAGTGGTTCGTCAATGGTTCGTCAATTCAGCCGCGTTCGCCGATTGTCCGCGCAAATCTGTGTGCGCTTCCGTGGTGAGACCCTGCTGCGGCATATGTGTTCGCTCGTTTTCCAGGAGATAGTCCTATGCATTTGCAGGCACTCGATACCATCCACGTGAGCTCGGTAAGCTCTGAGAACATCACCACCGGCCAGTACTTCGAGATCGATGATCTGTCGGGCAAAAGCCTGATTGAGCGCGGTCTTGCCATCGAAGTTGGTGGCGCTCCCGCCATCAAGGCAGAGCCGGCCCCGGCGCCTGAGCCTGTGGCACTGGAAACTGACAAACCAGCCGAGCGGCCGCCGATTGCCAACAAGGCCGGCGCCAATACACGCACCAAGGCCGGCTGATGTCCGAGGTCTTCACGCTTGAGTCGCCGCTGGACCGGGCTGTGACGCTCGAGGAAGCGCGCCAGCAATTGCGCCTGGATGCCCACGACGAGGATCTGCTGCTGGGCGCGAAGCTCGATGCCGCCCAGGCCGAACTGGAACTGCTGACCGGGCTGAGGCTCAATCACCAAGTGCTCGAACTGCAGCTAGAAGGTTGGCCGCAGGAGATCACTATTCCGGTTCGCCCAGTGACGGTGGCTGAGATCCGCTACACGGCTGCAAATGGCGCGATGGCAACTCTGCCTGAGGCCGACTATGTCGCCCGCAAGCGCAATGGGTTCACCCGTATCCGTCCCGCATCAGGCAAATTGTGGCCAGCGTTGGCTGATGACGGTCTGATCCGCATAACTTTGTCGGCTGGATTTGCCGATACGGACCCTGATCTTCAGATCGCTAGGGCCGCAATCCTCGTCAAAGTCGCCTCGATGTTCGAAAACCGCGAAGGTGCAGCCTGTCTTGCCTTCGATGCGCTCGTGGGTCAGCTTAAATGCCGCTGGATCTAGCCTCGAAGCTCGACACCCGGATCCGGATTGAGCGCAAGCTGGTGGCGCGCGACCCGCACTATGGCACTGAGCAGATCACATGGGCCGAGTTCGCAACCGTCTGGGCCGAGGTGAAGCATATTCTGCCCTCAAGGGCCGAGCGATTGGCGGACAGCATCCAAATCGGCCGCCGGCCTGCCCGCGTTCGCATCCGCTATCTCGCGGGTCTCTCCGCAGACATGCGGGTCCTTATAGATAATCGCCCCCATCAGATCATCTCTGGGCCGGCCACACTCGGCCGGCGTGAGGCCATGGAAATCATGGTGGAGGAACACTCCAGCGTAGGAGCCGCACCATGACAATCCGGCTCAAAGGTGGCCCTGAACTGCTGCGGCTGCTCGATGAACTGCCCAAGAACCTCGAGCGCAACGTCATCCGCGGCGGCCTGCGCGCTGGCGCCAAGGTGATCCAGCAACAGGCCAAGGCCAATGTCCCGGTAAAGACCGGCAAGCTCAAGAAGGCCATCGGGATTGGTACGCGGGCGGAGGGCAGCAAACTCTCCTCCTACGTCAAACTGCGCGGGTCAGGCTCCTATCTCGGCCTGTTCATCGAATATGGGGTGGCGCCCCACCTGATCTCAGTTTCCGATGCAGACAAGCCAGTCCGCGAGACGCGCCGCGGTCCCCGTGCGGTGTCGATCGGCACGATCAACAAGATGGTGAAACGTGGCAGCCTGAAGATTGGCGAGAACTTCGTCGGTGCCATGGTCATGCACCCGGGCCACGCCGCCAAACCGTTTCTGCGCCCCGCTCTCGACCAGAAGGCCGAGGAAGCCGTGGGCGCCATGGGCGCCTACATCGCCCACCGCGTCCAGGTCGGGAACCTGAAGGCTCCGACCCTCGAGGTCGATGACGAATGAATGGGGTCATTGCGGTCCGCTCGCTTCTAGTGGCTGACACCGGGCTGACGGCGCTTGTCCCGGTTGCGCGGATCGCCGCTGGAATGCTGCCGCAAGGCACGGACTTGCCGGCGATATCGCTGATGTCGGTCAGCAGTGTGGATCGCAACGTTCCTGCGCCAGGCTCCAAGCGCCGGGTAACCGAACGCGTGCAGGTGACGGTGCTGGCGCGGATTTATCCCGAAACCAAAGCCATGCTCGCTGCCATCCGTAAGGCCGCTGCTGACCAGATGCCCGCAATCGACGGGCTCACCGACGTCACCGTCCACACAGATTCCGCCGGACCAGACTTCCTCGACGAGGAGACCGGCATCCACATGCAGACGCAGGATTTCCGCGTCTCATTCAACGAGGCGCGCCCGTAGCCTCACCTTCATAAGGACCCATTGCCATGCCCGTTCGGACTTCCGCCGGCACCACCTTGCGGGTGTCGGCTTTAACACC